ATGTATCAAGAAGAACGTAGGAATATAGTCGGCGAAACATGGGTTGAGGAAGAAGAGGTCGTCAAGACCAAGTCAACCAAAAACACTGAGCGCATGACTATCCATCGCACCAGAACTCGCGCCCTCATCCTCGAGTGCGGTCACGCCGTCAAGGTGACCCGATTCACCGCGAACATCCCAACGAACAATACACGCTGCTCAGAATGCGAGAGACCTGCCATCGATGCGCACCTCGCTAGAATCGCATCCGAGCACACGCTCAGCTGAGCAGCGCCGGGGATGATGCAGGACTGGGCCAACGTCATCGACTCACCTGGAACAGCCATAAACCGCTAACCGCAGCGGCATTTCGGTAACATTTGCAGTCGCTGCGAGTAAATCAATAACGCGGGTTTAGCCGCTATTTCCACAACCCCTCGTAAGCCTGCTCGCATGTCACTCCGCGGGCTCTGGCTTGGTCAGCAACTTCAGCCAGGTCGCCCGCTCGCTGGTCAGCGCGCTTAAGCACGTCGGCAAGCACCATTGCGGCGCGGGTAGCTGCCTTGCTTGCGGCGGCAGTGCAGGAATTGCCGCTTGCTTGACTGGCTGCGAGGCTAGCGGCAAGGCTGTCGGCTGCTCCGCGCAGGCTGTCAGCAGAATTGCGAGCGGCAGCAGCGTCAGTAGTTGCTTGATCGATGAGTCGTTGGCCATCTTGCACCGCCTTGTTGATTGATTGCTGATAGGCCTGCTCCTGTGCCCGGGCGGAGGCCTCGTTTTCGGCCTTGGCGAGGGCGTCCTGGGTGTCGCGATCGTTCCATTGGGCCTGCCATGTTGCGTTTGTGACACTCACGCCGTGGTGGTAGGCGCCGAACAGCGCGGCGGCCACCAACAGCACCGCAGCTACATAAGGAAGGAATCGCAGCCAAACAGTCATGCCAGCACCTCAAGCCCGCGCTCGTAGAACTCCACCCGCTCAGCCAGCCCGTTAAAGCCGCCGTTTATACGCCGGGTGATCTCTTTCATGTCGCCGGCATCTGCTAAGGCGTTCAGGTTGCGCGAGTTCCAGAACCACGCCGCGGACTTGCACGCCCACTCGGCCTGCTCCAACAGCTCAGGTGTGCGCAATAGTCGATCGTCGCCGAACAGAGCCTTGCTACACGCGAAGTAGTTGTCGCGGCCAGTTACTTGAATGCAGCCTCTTCCACGATATCGCTGGCCATCACCATCGGCCTCGGGCGTGTTGCCCAGGCGTCTCGCCAGTGAGCCGGTGTCGTACTTGCTCAGGTACTGGTCGCCGCCGAGTTCCTTCACATAGCGGAACTGGCCAGACTCATGCCCAACCTGCGCAATGAACGCCGCCATCCTCAGTCGCGTATTAATCTGGAAACGATCCATAGCCAAATTCAGCGCAGACGCAAAAACGCCGGCTTGTTTGCCGGCGCTTGGGAGGATATGCAGCAATTGCTGCTGGGTGATGGTCATCACTTTTCTCCAGGCGAAAAAATACCCGCTCGCTGGCGGGTTGTCGGTGCAAATGGGACTTACACGGGTCGAGCAGGCCGGTGGGCTTGATCCGGAAAATGTTCTGCGCCCTCTTTCCAAGCCCTCAGCAGGGTTCTGTAGTCGCGCCACTGTCGTTCCGTCCCCGGCAATGCACTCGGGTCACTGTCTTCCATGGCGATCAGTTGATCGGCGATGAAGTCCATCTCCTCAAGCTTCCAGGCGTCCTCTTCCGCGATCAGTTGTCCGATGGATTTAGGAGGCTCGACGTATTCGGCGATCTCGCCGAAATCCCCGTCAAGAGCACGCTGGAAAAGCTCTCTGCCGTACGCCTCAACGTCATATGGCGCGGCCGTAAACTCCACTTCCTCGCTCAACCATTCGAAAGTGACCATCAGGTTGATGATGGTATGTGCAGCATTTCCCCAGACCGGGGTATGCGGATTCGAGTAAGTCATTACGAGATCCTCTGGAATAGTGTCCGGCCGCCCGCGATGGTGTCACCCATGCAACGCCAAAGACCGGTGGGGCTTGTGCCTCCATTCCCGACAGCAAAGGCATACTGCAAATTTCCGCCCGCTGTAGTTGCTCCGGGTGTAAGGCCGGTATTGGTCAAGAAAAAACCATATGACCCAACCCCACCAACCGCGATCGACCCAAGCTTGTTACCACAGTTGGAATCGTTCCAGGCTGTGAAACCGTTGATTCTGAACTCGTTTGCGTTTGTTACGAGTGCTTCAAGGGTGCCAGACGCCGAATTGATCAGCCGCACATTGTAGTCAGTGACCGTATTGTTGAAGTGGAAGTCGATGAAGGGGGTGAGTGCATTTATCTCAAGGGGGCCAATTGCGAGCGAAGCCGTTGGGCCGGTGCGATCACGCAGCAGTGCGATGTATGATGCATAGGTGCGCAGGTAGTCATCGATCAAGCCGGGGGATTCAGACCCCGCCGGGCTGTTGGCACTGGCCGTTGTCGATAGATCTGCTATTGAAGACGGGATCGGCATGTTTTTTTATCCCAATAAAAAAGCCCGCACTAGGCTGGCTTGGAGGAGTTGGTGGATTTCTCAAACTTTACGATGATCGACTTCATGATCTGGAAAGGGATCTTTCTCGTCGTTGCGGCAATCATTTATGGCTTTTGGCAGGGAATCACCGGTCATTAACCGCCGACGGGACCAGAAGAGGGAGAACCTTGTTCGCCCTTTCGGCGCCTTGCGTAAGCAGCCCGGCACCTTGATTGGGAGCCCGCATCAGCAGGCCGCGCATGGCATTACTGTTAAGGGCCGCATTCGCCCCTCTCCCCGCCGCCACAGCGCCGCCGAATAGCAGCGGCGACACCACGCCAGACCCAGCCCCCGCGGCCCCGAGACCGCCAAGCATCAATCGCTGCATTGCACCATGAGGGCTTTCGCGTGATTTCAGGAACTGCGCACTGATGTCGGCCAGATCCTGCAGCTCCGGGTTGCCGATGTTCTTCATGTTGGCCAAACGGGCAATGGAGATATCCCCATCGGCGCCGTTCTGCGCCATCTTTTTCAGATCGAGCATAGTGCCGTACTGCTGACGGACCTTCGCGAACTCGGCGGCATCCTCCGGTTTAAGAGACCGATTGAGCGCCCCCATTAATGACTTTTTCAGGTCGCCGGCATACCAGGCTTCAGGACTGTTGCGCTGGCCGATACGATCGAGGGTCTTCTTTATGTTGTACGCGGCTTGCCCATCGATCTGGCCGTTGGGGGCCTTAGCGGCGATCTCTTCGATCTGTTTCAGAATAATGCTGGCCTGCCCGCTTTCCAGCTCACTTGTGGCGCGCTGGGCGTGATCTGCCAATTCCTGAGTAAACGTCGGGTCTACCTTGACCGTGTTGTTTTGCAATACGGTGTCGAACTTGCTGCCGAGGTCGCCTTGAGCCTTGCGTAAGGCCATGGTGACATTGTCAGAGTCTTGGCCGAAGGTGCGTGATACAGCGCGATTGAGCTGGCTCTGCATCTTGTCGACGGTGGCGGTCCGACCACTGAAAGGCATGTATTCAAGCGAGGCGGCCAAAGCGTTCATGGGCTTGCTGTTGACGAGGCGATCGGCAGGTACGCTAATGCCGAGGTCCTGCGCCTTTTTCGCCAGCATGCCGACTTCCGGGGAGATCTCGCCGCCGCGCAGCGCCCGACCGATACCCCGAGCCGAGTTGCCGGCGATGGACACGGCGCCAGGGATAGCGCCGCCGACCATTGCACCAAGCCCCGCATCTTCCGGGTTAACAATTCCAGCCGATGCGCCGCCAGTGATGGCGCCGCCAGCACCGCGAGTCGCCAAAGCTGGAAGTCCCGTCAGGCCGCCAACACGAAACCCACCAGAGCCAATTGATTCAATAAACGGCTCAATCTTGGCCGCTCCAGGCAGCGCGCGAGCTGTGTTGGCCAATGCACCACCCATGCCGGCCGTACCGAGGATTTCAGTCCCGAGCTTGCCGCCTTTATAGGCCGCCGATTCTGGATTGGCACCCAGTGCAAACATCATCTCGTCTACAGCTGCTCGGCGCTGACGGTTCGACTCCAACGTCATGCCCTTGCCGGCCATGGCGTCCTTGACGATATCGTAGGGAGCCATGAGCGTTGCGCCAATTGAACTGGCCCCGCGCCCCGCACCGGCCGCCAAGTTCCCAAGGTCGCCCATGAGTTCTTTCCCGGCATTGGCAGGCAGCCGATCAAGTAAAGTACCCATGCGGCCAGCCTGGTGCGCTGGCATCTGCACTGCTATTGGTGGAGCTTGATCAGCGGCGGTCTCGACTTGAGGTTGCTCGGCAGACTGTGGAGCTTGCTCTTGCTCCTGCTCCAGGCGCATACGAAATTCAAACTCTTCGTCTTCGGTCATGGTTATTGCCCCTGACGGCGTTTGAATTCTTGATAGCGGGCTTCTTTGTCTGGATCGGCAAAGGCTCCTGCTTGCGGCATAGGCACCGGAACCTGCGGCTGGGTATTGCGCGGCGCGGCTTTTTCCGCGCCACGCCCCGCAGGTATCGCCATATCCTTGACCGCCTGTGCGCGAGCTAACCTTTTTTGCTTTATTACTTCGTCGCTGTCGCCTACCACCGGGAAAAAGGTGCGCAGGTTTGCGGCCATCTCTACTGGAGTCGATGCAGCCCCAGTCTTAGCGCGCAAGAACCCCTCTGCCCACTGCTCCTGCGCCTGTGCAATCCGCTGCCCATCCTTTCCAGCCAGTACGTTGGTAAGCGGACTGCGAGCGAGCTCTACACGTGCAGGTGACGCTGAACCGCTGACCTTATCAAGGACGTTTTCAGCACCGGTCATCTGACTCAGGTACAGCGCGTTCTTGCCTTCCGACTCAGTGAGCTTGGACCCAGAGCCGTCCTGAAATGGCACGCCGTTCGACGTAACCACTGGTGTAGCTTGCCCAGTCCCCTTGTCGACTCGATAAGTAGTGCCGTCGGGGGCGGTGATGATCTGGATGCGCTGGGCTTCTTTCTGGACGTCGTTAGTGTTCTGAAGAATTCTGTTCTGCTCCTGCTGGTTCGCAATGCCTGCCCAGCCGCGAGCATTGGCCGCGTTCTCACCTGGCGACATACCCATGGCAAAACTCTGGCCGGCTTTCGGTATGGCAAACTGTTTGGCGGCACCCGTGTCAACCAGTTGCGGCGCGACATAGGAGTCGATCGCCTGGCCAACTGGCCGGCCGTACTCGTCATACTGCATGGTCTGCTTGCCGCCATCGGCGCTTGGTACTTCGACCGTGCGCGCGACCTTGCTCTTTGTTGAGTTGGGCAATTGGGCATATTTCGCGATGTCCTCAGGACCAAGCCCGAGCGCGGCAGCACTTTTCCAGTCGAATGTCGGGGTTCCGTCCGCGTCTTTTCCATACAGCGTCGGAATGGTTTCGCTCTGCCGCTGTAGCAGTTCGGCCTTTTGTCGCTTCAAGGCATTGTTACTTGCAGCCGAGTAGCCAGCGATACCTGACAGGCCGGCCGCGCCGAGCGAGTTGATAGGGCCGCCGCGACCAGCAGTAGCCGCAGCACCAAAGGCAGCTGCCAGCAAACCCTGGCCTTCAGGTGTTTTAACAAAATCGAGAAGTCCGTCCATATCAGCCCCACATGGTCCGATGTTGAGCCATCATTTGCTGACGGCGAGCGACAAGTGGATCTTGAGCGCCCTGGGCGATCTGGCCCAAGGTTTGAGCGCCGCCTTGCGGCATCGGCGCCAATGGCGGAGGGGTTTGTTCGCCCTGCCCTTGAGTCAGCAGCCCAGCCGTCTGCATGCCGGTATTCGCGGCGGACAAATAAGGCTGCGCTGCTTTCATGTACTGCCCGGCCTGAGCGCCGTAAGTGCCCATGGTGCTGAGCAGGCCGCCAGATTGAGCGGCTCCAGCCGTCGTGGCGGCTGTTCCTGCACCAGCAGCACCAGCACCTGCCGCGCCCGCTCCAGCGGCACCTGCCGACGCGGCGCCAGCTCCGGCCGCTCCTGCGCCAGCCGCGCCCGCACCACCAGCCGCTGCCGCACCAGCACCCACACCAAGCAGTCCGCCCCCAGTAGCGCCAGCCGCGGCACCCAAGGCGGCGCCGCGCAGTGGCTTTTTCTTGTCTGAAAATGCGCCAATGACGGCACCAGCAACAATCGGGATTGCCAATAGTGGAAGCATTATTTGCCGCCTCCGGAGGATTTGGTGGATTGGGATTGCCCAAGGCCGGAATCGAACACACCTGACATGGCAGCGAGCTGCTTATATGGAAGGTTCTGTTGGTCCAGATAACTCTGGTATTGGGCATCCAGGCCTTGCTGGGCGTTGTCCTGATACTGCTGACCAACTTTCATCAGCTGGGCTGCGTCGGTGTATGCCTGGTTACCATAGGTTGGTGCCAGATTGAGCATGTTGTTCTTCATCTGGTCGTTGCGCGAGGCGTAGTCGTTACCCATGGTGGAGTTGAACTGATTGTTTTGCTGGGTACGCCCGAGCGCCGAATCGGACAGTCCGCTATTGAACTGGCTGGTCTGCATGTTGCGGTTGATTTGGTTCTCGGCCAGGCCTTGCTGAGTGGTGTAATCCTGCATACGCATGTTGGACGAGGTGTTTGCCAGATTTTTTGTCAGATCGTTGAGCGCATTGGCGGTCGAAGCCTGAGCCCCGGTGTTGCCAAATGATCCAGAATTGACCATTTGACTTGTGAGGCCTGGCGCGACCGCATCGTTGTAGTTGCGCGTGATGTCGCCCATCGCGGCATCGATATTTTGCTGCAAGTACTTGTTCGCCCCTGCATACTGATTGGCGCCGCCGTTGTAGGCCGCTGATGCCGAGCCAACATTGCCAGAATAACCATAAGGGTTGCTGGTCGCCGCATTACCACTGCTCAGCGCATTCTGCATGGTGCTTTTAGCCTGGTTCATCAACTGATCACCGCCGACTGCGCGGTTATAAATCCCCTGGGCTCCTTGTTCCTGCGTCCAGTTCATATTAGCGACTTGTTGCCCGCCATATTGCTGATAACCCTGGCTGGCGAGATCCATCGCCTTATTTCCATATGCGGTCGCTAGTGGCTTCAACTCCTCAGGGATTGACTGAACAGTGGTGCTCGATCCGCCACCACCACCTTTGTGCGGTCTCATCACGTCTCCCGGGAACGCCGGCAGAGCGCAAATGGCTGGGCCGCCGAATTCTGCGCTGATCTGTTCATGCAGGGCATCAATGTTCACAGTTCAACCTCCAGGACTTGATAGACCGGCGCGAATCCGCAGCGCTGCCGATAAAGACGTTCTTGCGCCGGCTTGGCCGCGCACCGCATGCGCAAGCAGCCAAAGCCATGCGACATGGTTTTCAATTCATCAAAAAAACTTTCGAAGTGGCCGTGCGGGGCGTACATCTCGTAGATGTACATGACGCGGAAGTTCGGTAATTGCTCAACACCGATGACAGCCCAGCCCACGATTTCATCGTCACGATCCAGCCTGACCAGTGTTCGCTCGCCGCGGCTGAGCATCATCTTCAGCTGGTCGCCGGTGATCTCGCCGCCCGAGGTGGCGCAAGCCAAGCCCAGGTTGTGCGCACCCTCCTTCCAAGCCACGTCGATATGCGTCGTTGGCACTACGATCAGTTTGTTCATCAGTTACCTGTCAGGAAGCGCTTCTGTACCCAGGTGCCGGGCGTGCCGGAGACAACGCACATCCAGCCTTCTATGACGTATTTGGAGCCTGCGGTGCCGAGTTCAGAAGGGGCCGAGTTGTAAACCTCGTCGCCACTCATCCAATCTCCATTGGTTGGCGGGGCAGTCGTTGCGGCATAGAAGCCAGCAATACGGCCCTCGGATATCAAATTGACCTGAGTGGCGTGCTCGCGCAGCTCGCGCTGAAGCACCGGGTCGTTTGTCGCGACCGTAGGCGTTGTCCTGAGCTTCATCAGCGGCCACCAGCCGGGGCAAGATCGGCATCCATGTGCGTGACCCTCACCGGACCGGTGAAGCTGAACGTCGCCTTGTGCCAGCGAGCGGACTGCCTCAGGTCGAATTTCCCATCCAGGACAGCACCGGTCGCTGCATCAGTGAAGCCGACACCGGAATTCATCTGAATAAAGGTTTGCACCGATGCTGCCAGAGGAGCCAAGGCATACCGCAGGCGGATCATGTTCATCGCCGACACCGCATAGTCATCCCCCACTTCACCGGTCGTCATGGAGCTGGCAACCGACGCGCCGGTCATGGCCTGAAGCTGGTGCGAGGTGTTGAAGATCGACAGCGATTTACCGCCAGCCAGCCAGAATTGCGAATCGAACGAATAAGGTGCCAGCCCATCAATCGTGGGCGAAATGGTCGGCAGGCCATCAATCGTCACGCCACTGGAGACGTAGTTGAGTGCAGCCTCGACGCTGCGATTGGCCACGCCCCACTTCTTGGCGTTGATGTGGTAGACGATGGCCGAATCTGGCGTGGTTGAGCCTAACGATGGATAAAACACCCACACCAGGTTCTTCTGCCTATCAAACGTACAGATCGTCCTGTAGCGGTAGGCCGGGTTCGAATTGTCGTAGAAGAACTGCCGCACATAGCCGTCAGCTACCGGAACGGGCCGGGTGCCGTCGAAGATCCACAGGTTGTCATCACCGACGAAGAAGTGTGCGCCACCAATGTCGCAGATGGCCTCCTTGCCGATGCAGCCAGCCTCACCGCCCGGGACCTGAATCCAGTTCCACACGGTCGGGGCGCCAACATATTGGCCCAGGTAGATCGAGCGGGCTTTGTAGGCGATCGCGTATTCACCTAAACGCATCCCGGCAGTGAGCCGCCCAGCCGTAGCAACCAGTCGCCCCGATGTGGCCTGGGTCGCCAAGCTGGGCGTCCACGACGTGTCATCGAAAGCGGCGCAGCAATGCCAACCATCTGGCTTTTCCGAGCCGTCATTGGTATTCAGTGCCATGACGAAGGCGCCAACCGTGAACAGAACCTCAGCCTTTGGTGCGGTGGCTACATCGGCAAACGCGGCACCGGTAGAGCGCTGAATGACGTCAGCCCGGTTCGCGCACAGTGTGGCGTCGCCGAATTGCGTGATAGACCAGCGCGTGTCCACACCGCCCGTATACGCAGCCGCTCGACCAATATCGACCCACGCACCCGCCGACAACTCATAAAGCTTGGTCGTGGTACCGGCGATGATGCGGCGTGTATCGTCCAGCCTGGACACCACAGCAGCGCCAATGCAGGCCGCCGCCAGTACAGGAGTGGCGGCTGGTGTAGCGGGCTCCGGCGCGCCTTCCATGCCGTTCTGATACGGGACCAGATTGACGCAAGACGTGAGCACGCCCGGGGTTGTCAGGTCGGCATCAGGCGCAAACCCCATCAGCGGGATCATCGTGCGCGCACCTTCATGGTAGTACCGCTGTACCAGTCGACGTCGTTGATGCCATTCACGGCCTGGGCGTAAAGCGATTGCCATACCGGCAGGCGCGCATCATTCATGATAAACGGCGTGGCCGCGAGCAGAGCGGCCCAAAGGTAGGCATCTGGCCAGTTGGTTAGCAGCCAGTTGGTTGTGTTTGTTACCGAAAGCGCGGGGATGCGCTGCCGATAGGTCAGTTCTATGGAATAAACGGCATCGGGAATCGGGGCGAGCTCGGCATTTGAACCGATCACAGTGAAGACGATCGGCTGGCCTGAGGAATTGGCTGAGAAGTCGATACTTTGCTCGTCCGGAGTGCGATACGACAAAGGCTGGTTGTAGCTGCCTGCCACCTGAAATCGACGCATCTCCAACATGTCCGTTGGCAAAGCTACTGTGCTCACCCCAACCACCGTCGATAGAGTGGTCTTGAGCTCCATCTGTCTTGCTTTCAGATCACGGCTCAGTTGCGCCTCAGCCAGGGTAATGAAATCGGGCACGCTGGCCGACAGATCGCCACGGTTGAGCCAGGAAGCCACGGACGCCTGCAATTCGGAGTAGCTGGTGATGCTCATACCTTGCCCTTCCAGATACGAAACGCCGACAGGTCAGGGTTATTGAGCATCCGGCGCATGTGCTCCTTGTTGGAGATGCACTCATGGAAGGTGATGTCGTTCTTGTTGCAGTAGTCCTCGATGATCACGAACGGGATTTTGGCCGCGTGTTTCATTTCCGACCCGCCGTGCATCCCGGCGTTGTGCAGGGACTTGGTGTACTCGGCGATGGGCGTGCAATCCTGCGTGCGCTCGACTGTCATGCTGCCATCGTGGAAATGGAACTTCGTATCGAGGTCGAGCATCACGCATTCTCCATCGGGGAGACCTGCACGACGCCTGGGGCCGTGACCTGTATGGCGGCTATCTTCGTGCAGCCTCCGGTTGCCAGCACAACAGCGTCTCCCGGTTGAACCAGTAGATCGGTGGTGAGTGCGACAGGTGTGCCCGTACCGATACGCACGGTTGCTGCAGCCGTGGCCGTGACGCGGATGTACTTCGGCACGTTGCCCGCCGAATCGAGCGGAATGGTGGCGTTGGCAGACGCGCCTGACGTGGCCATGGCGATGCCAGTGACCGTCACTGTGATGGCGAAATCGAGGGTATTGCTCATGGCGGACTCCAAAAAAAACGCCCCGAAGGGCGTCTGGTTGAGCGGCGCTGGTTTAGGCCGGGTTAAGAGTCACGCTGATCGCGCCAACGGCAGACGTTGCGGTGCCGGTTAGGTCGAAGCAGATGGAGTCGCCAGCAGCCAGCAGCAAGTCACTGGCGGTAGTTGACAAGGTCAATGCCTGCTGAGTTGCCGCAGTTCCGACCAGGTTGAAGCTTCCAGTGTGCAGGGCGGTACCAGAAGTCAGTGCGGTACCACTTGCCACCTTGCGAATGGTTGCAGTGCAGGCGCCTCCAGTCCCAGCCACATCGACGCGGCCACGAATGGCCTTGACGGTGTATGGGCGGTCAGCAGTGAACATGGTGCAGTCGACGACTGATGCGGTGTAGTTGAGCGTCAGCGGAATAAATCCACCGTCGCCGCCAGCCGCGCCCTCGATGCCGAGCGAACTGTCGGCATTCTGTTTGATCATGGGCATGTCAAATTCTCCTCAAAGAAAAGGGGAGCCGAAGCTCCCCTTTTTAGGATGTCGCAACCAAAACGTCAGTCGGCGTGCGACAGACCTTTGCGAATGTTTGCAATAGTAGTTTTGCTTACCCCGTACAGCTTTCCGAGCCCTCGCGTTCCGGGCTTGGTGCTGCGTATGTGGGCAATGGCTTCTGCGGATAAAGGCTTGTTCACGAACTTGCTGGGGTCTGGCGATGCGCATCCGTTGCGCTGCCTGATTCGTTTTATGGTGCAAACGTCTACACCATATTTTTCGGCGAGGGCCTTTGTCTGGCCTTTCGTCGAACAAATCAGGTCGATATCGGCTTGGGATTTAAATGCACTTCTGAAGTGATCGATGCCCTTGCGTTTTTGAAACTCACCCACTACGTGGCGGCGCTTCGTCTCCATATCCGCAACGTTGTCAGCCTGCGTTCCAAGCATTAAATGCTGAGGATTGACGCAGCCTGGGTTATCACATGAGTGCATCACAACAGTGCCGTGAGCGCCTTCGCCTTCAGGAATTTCACCGCGAAACAGGATCCAGGCGACTCGATGAGCAAGCATATTCGTACCTTTTGGGGCATATCGCTTACCACTGATTTCGCCGCAAATCGTTCCGTATCCTTTTTTGTTCTTGGCTCCGGTCCAGTTCCAGCAACCAGTCCCAGAATCAACCTCAAACCGTGTAGCAAAGCGTTCGTTAACAGAGCCAACTCGCGTATTCCGCATAATTGCACCCCTCGCTCAATGTCTAAGGGTGCAGTTTACCACATAGCTACTTACAAGACCTACAGCACATCATATATCGCGCCGTTTGCCTTTGGCGCGCGGGCTTCAACGGTCCACTCCACTTTCAGCATGCGCTTCTCGGAGTCGCCGGTTTTGGCCAGCTCGTCGGTGCTGAATGGGCGCAGGTAGCTGATGGCCCACTTGTCTGCCTGGAGCACGAACACGTCGTTCGCATCCTGGAAGCGCGAAGGGATTGCCTTCAATTCGCCGAAGTCCGACACGTACACGTCGACCGAGGCGAACAGCTTGGCGTCTTCGCTCTTGTCGAAACGGGTGGCGTTACCGGTGAAGGTGGAGAAGGTTTGCTTGGCGCCAGGCGGCAACAGGATCGAATCCGGATCGCCGCCAGCGGTGAAGCACTTCTGAAGCACGTCCTTCAAGCGAGCCTCGGTGAACGCGATGGCAGTGCCCTTGGTACGACCAGTGTTACCGGTGTACGAAGCCAGGGTGCCGCCGTTGCGGTTCACGTTGTCAACGACCCAACCAACCAGACCGCGAGATTGGCGCGGCGCAGTGGCAGTTACGTCCAGCTGGGTCGCCGAGCTTTCCATGTCGCGGCGCAGTTCCAGCGAGGCCAGGCTGAGCTGGTAGGCCAGTTCATCCTTGCGCCCGGCCGGGTTCATGCCTTGCTGGGTGCCGGACACGATCACGGTTTTGGTCGAGATCTGGGTGCGGTTGTTCAGGCGCACGGTTGGGGTCACGGTCTTGGCGGTGGCGTCATCGCCTTCAGCCTGGGCGTTGTTCGCCACGGCAGCCGCCAGATCCTGGGTCTGCCATTCGTGCAGGGTGTTGGATGCTTTGCCCTTGGCTGCCAGCGAGATGAACGGCGTGGCAGTCGGGGAAATGCGGTAGATGGTGTCGGTGAGGTCTTCACGGTTACCGATGGCGGCCGTGGTGAGGAATGTGCCAGTAGGGGCAGTCATGATGTAGCTCCTGAATCAAAGGAATTGGCGAAATACTTCGGCGCCCGTCTCGACTGTCCCGTTGCGCTCATGCCGTTTCGCGGCAGTGGTGCGACCATCAGGAGTGCCATTTGACGTGACGCCCGGCTTGACCACCCGCTGGGGCGCTTCCTTGACCTTCTTGGCTTGCACATTGGCTTTGGCCATCAGTTGGTCGTAGAGCATCGCCTTGCGCGCAATGAGCACGTGGCGGTGGTCGGCAATGGACGAAATGTCCTCATCCCCGAAGCCCTGGTCTTGCAGGAACTTGGAGATAGCGGTTTTTTCGGCTGCAGCCTTGGCATCGTCTTTCCAGTCCGGAAGCTTGGCGAGAAGGTCATCCCGCTGCTGGGCCAGGTAACTCTGATGGGCTTGTGCCTGTTCGTTCTGGAACTGCTGATTGAGTTTTTGCTGCTCCGCCATGTTTTGCTGATACAGCGCTTGTCTCTGTTGAAAGAGTTGCTGCTGTTTCAGGTACTCCACCGGACTTTCTTCAAGCAGTGCGCCCCAGTCGATTTGACCTTGTTGCTCCAACACGCCTTCGAGCTGGACGGCCATGCGCTGGAGTTCGCCGGCGTACTGCTGCCGCTCCTGCTGGGCCTTCTGCGTCTCGGCGTCTGCTGCTTTGCGTTGCTCGGCCGCCTCCATCGTCTTCTTGGTGTAGTCAGACTGACGTTGGTAGCCATTCAACAGCTCGCTGAGTGGAACCTGAACTTCCTTGCCGTCGATCTTGACGGTGAAGGTCTGGGGTTCTTCCTCTTGCTCGCTGGGTTCTGCATCTGGATCAGCCTCAAGCTCGGCTTCAGGCTCATCAGGTAATTCTGGGTGATCTTCCGAGCCTTCGGAAGGATCTGCTTTGGGCGGGTCCAGCAGTGCGGCGAAGGCGGCGGCGCCACCATTCACGTCAAGCGAACCACCACCATCGCCCCCATCGGCGCCGGCTTCGTTCATGAGGAAATGGCCTAGCGCGCGGTGAATAAACAAGCTCATTGATTGTCCCCTATGGGATTCATTTGCGAATGATTACGGACTGGCCCGTGAGAACGGCCCTCAGAGCGGCCAGATCCCTTTGGCGCGGTCCAGTAGCGACTGCTGGTAGATCCGTTCCGCTTCCGCCAACTTGCCCGTCTCCAGGCTGGTCGTTAGCGCTGACTTCAATCGGCCCAGTAGCTTGAGCGTCAGGTAGATTTTTTCCCGACCTGCCTCGTCCCTTGCCGGTGAGGTTTGCCATGCGTTGGTCAACTCCTGCTCGATGCTGTCGAAGGCCCGGATAAACTGCTCGTTTTCGAGACATTCACGGGCTCGGTTACCGTCGTAGATCTGTTCTTCAAGCGTTGCCATCGGTTGCCCCTGGCTGTTCGAATGACTCGGCAGCGCGCATCTGTGCTGTGCTCAGCGTGGTTTGCTGGGCGATCTGCGCCACGGCGATCTTGGTCTCGGCGTCGAGTTCGGCCTTCCAGCGGTCGAAGTCGAGCTGCATGGCAAGCTGCTGGGTCTTCTGCTCGTCCTTCAGCGCGTCCAGTTGGGCCTGCTGCTGGCTTTGCAGCGTCTTCTGGTCGGCCTCGACCTGCTGACGGTTGGCGTCCACCTGGGCCTGCATGTTCATCCGTGCTTGCTCAAGCTGGAGCTCATGGTTGCGCTTGGCTTCGTCGAGCTGAGCGTTGTGCTGAAGCTCCATCTGCTTAAGCTGCATGCTCGACTGGATCTTGGCCTGCTCGACCTGCATCTGCGCCTGAGCCTTCATCTGCTCAGGGTCAGGCTTGTTCTGCGGAGGCTGCTTGGATGGATCAGTGAAGAACTTGTCGGCGTTCTTGAAGCCAAGCTGCTTGGTGAGCTCGGTGGCCGAGTGATAGATGTTGTCAGGTGTTGCGATGCCGATTTGCAGGCCTTGGGCCTGAGCCTGGCCGAGCATGGTCAAGTGCTGGATCTTCTGATCCTTGTTGCCCATGCCGATGCCGACGTTGATGCACACGTCGAACTGGTTGCTCCACTCGCGCGGGTCGATCGGCACCCAGCCGCCAGTGAGCTTCACAATCTGTTCTTTCTGCTGGTACTGGCAGACAAGCTTCAGGATCAGCTTGAACAGGTCGACGTAACCCTCGGAGAAGTTCCGGGCGATCAGGTCGAGGCGCATGTCGGCACGGTTGGTCAGCACGTTGACGCCGGTCGCGGTGTCGTTAAGTGCGGCGCCGTCATTGCCCTGGCTATAACGTGTCCAGCCGGTCTTGTTCTCAAGGTCCTGCTGCATGTACTCCATCATCTGCATGGAGTTACCGATATCTGGTGCGCCCTGATCGAGACGGCCGACGGCCCCAGCCGACTTGACCCTCACGACGCCACCTGGGCGCGAGGTCAGCAGGTCGTCAAGGTTGACCTGCTGTTCTACCGCGAAGTACCGGCCATTGACGGCCAGATACATGTTGTCGAGCTGAGAACGCAGAATGCTGGTTTTGGTCTTCTGGCTTTCCATTGCCAGATCGGCAATGGACAGGCCAAAGAACTCATGCGGCAGCGGAACTGGCGTGATCGAAACGAACGGAATGGCGTCGACCGGCTCGTTATCGAGCAGTTCGTTGCCCGCCATGGTGATCTTGCGCAGCTCGGCAATGCCGTCGCCGTCGTAGTCACAGCGCATGTAGGCTTCAAGCACCCAGATCAAGTCCTGGCTCTTGTCGCCAGCACCGTCGTCGCCAGAAGAGGCGTTCTCGTCGTTCCAACTCAGGCGCTGGATGCGTTCGGAGTTAACCGCCGAATCAGCGTCTTGCGAGGTGAGCTGATCCACGTTCTTGTAGCCCATGGACTTCAGTTCGGAGCGCGAACGCTGCACGCGGTGAGCTACAAACGATGCCGTCTCGATGTCCTTGGCGTTGCGGGCAATCAGGAACTCTTCAGGCGGCACGTTCTCGATGCAAACCTTGCCATCGGTCTTAGTGCGCTTGCAGACGACGTCATAGACCAGCTTGGGTGGCTGGGATTCGATCTGCTGGATCTGCTGCATCACTTGAGGAGCGGACTGCGGTTGAGCCTGGGCCTGTTGCATCAATTGCTGGATAGCCTGCTGACGCTGTTCCTGGTCTTCCTCGTCTACAGACGTGGACTGCTCAGCGACTTCGACCTCGTCGTCTTCCAGCAGCTGAGTGAGTTCGATCTCGGACAGATCGCGGTATTCCTCGCGCGTCTCTTCATTGCGCGTGTCCCACCAGACCTTGACGATGCCGTTCTTCTGGAGCAGCGCATCCTTCATCCAGGTGTAGGCGATACGGTGTCCGCTGTTCTTCTTGTAGAACAGGTAGTTGACGTATTCAGTCGCCTGCTCGGCCTTCTGCTCGTCGCCGGGCTTGGTCGCTTCGAACTCTGCCACCGTGTCAGAGCCCACGAACGTGACCATGAGCTGCGGCAGCATCGATTCAATGGTGTCGCGCACGTCGGTCGATACCACGGACGAACGCCCATCCACCTCAGGCGGTGACAAATCGCCAACCGGCATGCCGAGGTAGTAATACATCGACTTCTGCCGCGCATTGCTCAGCTTCGACGACGAATACCCAAGCGACTGGCGCATCTCGGCCCCGACCAGGGCTTTGAGTTCGTCCTGTGTCAGACCCTTCGTCATTTCGTGCCCTTATGCGTTGTTGAGCTTGCGATAGTTGAGCTGTCCGCCCCACTCATCGTTGCTGAGTTGATCGGCGACAATGGCGAGGTAGCGCATCACGTCAGCCCCGTGGCTGTATTCGTCATGCAGTGGCGCGCCTGGCTCGTTGGTCTGCTGATTGATCTGCCGGCGATAGCGCTTCAAGCACTCCACCAGGCGGCCCGTGCGGTCACGGTTGAAGTAGGTTCGAGGGAAGACCTCGCGGACGCGGTTGATACCGGTCTCGACATGCATGTTCGGCACTGGCATGACAGTCCAACCAAGCTGACCCATCACTTCGGCGTCTGACTTGCCGCTCTGGTGACGCTTGGCGTAGCCGTCATGAGGCAGGTAGACGTTGCCCCAATTGATCGGCTGACCATCCAGCGTCAGGCCCTTCAGCTCAGCGCTGTACTCGGCCAGCGTGCGCTGATGCCCTTCGATGTAGTGGATGAGGCGGATCTCGCCGGCCACCTTCTGCGCCAGGATGATCGTCATTGCGTCATTCCAGCCCAGGTCGAAGATGACGTGGGTTTTCAGCAGCCCATCGTGCGGCACATTGGCGATGCGCGACTCGGCCTGGCTCATCTGCTCGAAGTAGATGGCGCCTTCCACTGCCGGCATGCACTTACCTTCCCAGATGTGAGCGTATGACTCAGGTTTCATGGTTGCTTTTGCGTGGAGGCGCTCTTGTTCAAGCACTTCAGGGAACCATGGGTTGTCGTCGTAGTTCATCAGCACCGACACGCAGTCGGGCGGCGGCTGAGTCACGAAGCGTTGGTGCGTCTCATCGGACTCAAGCTGCGGGTTGTATGTGATCCATATTTCTGAGCCAGGCTTGCGAATGGTCGGGAGCAACACGTCCCAACTCTTCTTCACCACCGCGTGAGCCTCTTCGACCCAGACGATGTCAACACCCTCGTATGACTTGATCGAGTCGATCGTGTGCTGCTGAAGCCCGGCAAAGCTGAACTCTGTGCCGTTCCTGCCCCTGATATAGGCCTGCTGGATGTCGTAGAACGATCCCAACCCTAAGGCCGCGATCTGGTCAGAGAGAAGTTTGTGCACCGAATCCGCAATACTCTTCTGGATCTCCCGAGCGCACAGAATGCGCAATGGCTTCTGTGCACCCAGGATCAGCAGCCCGCGGCCATAGCTCCACGATTTGGTGCTCCCCCGTCCGCCGTACGCCACCTTGTACCGGTGCTGCTCGAACAGGAATGCGAGCTTGTCCGGGAACTCAATTGCCATTGGGCTTGACGAAGCTGATGGTCAGGCTCTGGTCTGCTGAATTGCCACCCTCGGGCGTTGCGTCGAGGCTGTAGGCTTGGCGCTCCAGCGTGATCAGGTTCTTCAGCGTCTCGCCGAGTTCCTTCATCGTCTTGGTGCGCGACGGCAATGTAGCCATCTTGCTGGCCAAGGCGAGAACATCGCTCATCTCCGCGCCTGAACCTCCTTCGCCTTCGTCGCCATCCTTCAGCTGAGCAATCAACTCTTTCAGCGTGCCCTGCTCATCGGTCAGGCTTTCCAGCTCATCCAGCAGCTTGATTGCCAGCTTGCGAGAGCGGCTGATGTCAGTGCGGTGACCAAGCCGAACGTTAGCAATGGCCTGAGCGTTGGCGTCAATCACGCTTCGATCTGTTACGGCTCTGTCCGCTGTAACAGATTCTGTAACAAGCTGCCTTGTAACAAGGTCTTCAGCCTTAGCCTTGATCTTGGCGGCCAGATCCTGAGTCCACCCAAGCTTCTTGGCACGGCGAGCGATCGCCATGTGATTCGAGCCTGGGCAGGCAGCAGCGATCTCTCTGAGCGAAAGCACACCAGCCCGGTAGAGCTGCTCAATGCGCTCCCAGTCAGGTTGGTCTGTCATGTGGACTTCCTTCAGTTATTCGATCTCGCGGTAGCGAGTGGCGCTCTTGGCTTGCTTGCTGATGACTTCGTGATCGACTTCGAGGCCGGCCAGATAAGCAAAGGTCTCGACTGCGCGGACGTATAGGCGAAACCACCAGGGCAGGTATGGAATCACCTTGATGGTTCTGGCCATGTTGTTCACCGTGGTAATCGGTAATGTAATGCCGTTATTCCGTACGAATTCGGCCTTAACAGGAAATATATTGCCGGTTAAGGCGCTGTTGAAGCTGTCAGCGCCGGCTGTTGGATGGCTCGAACAACGGCGATGCCGGCTGCAAGCAAGCCGTTTACGGCAGCGAAAACTTCAGGGCTGAATAGCGCCTGGAACGATGGCCACATGTATGCAGCGGTGTTGAGCGCTACCAGCACGGCAGCCAACTGAACGCTGTACATCTTCCAAAGCTGTGTCCACTGGGGAATGAGGTTCATGGCGTACTCCGGCTTACTGGTGGGTGATGGTCTTCTTGAGGTCCGTCAGTTCCGTGGCAAGCTCTGCCAGGTCCTTGTCCTTGCGTTTCTCGGCCCATTTGAACCAGGCCCGGACCAATACCCAAGCAGGCAGGCCACAGACGAAGATGATGCCGCCAATGGCAATCAAGCCAATGTCGTCATGGGCCCACACTCCAAGATCGAACCAGCGCACCACGAAGGCTCCGCCGCATATGCTGGAGACCGTGGTGCTGATCATCGCGACAACGAACTCACGGACTGTCTTGGGCAACGTCATCGCCATCACGACAATGGCTGCCAGTACAGCCACGAAACCAAAGGCGCCGAGCTTGTAGAGCGCGATGCCACCCAAAGCGGTAAACGGTCCGGGTTCTGACATGGCTTGCGATCTCATAGGCGCCTCGTTGGTCTCGGCGTTGGGGAATAAAAAGGCGCCACAATGGGCGCCAAGACCGCTGGGGAGCGGTATCAGGGGAAATCTGCTAGTGGAGTGTTTCGGTGCTCTGGATACTTTGGGCCAGCAAGTCAGAAGCAGCCTTGGCGAATGTCTCAGCAAGCTTAGGCATCCCGCTTTCCTTACACTGCGATGCCGTGGCCGCGAGACACTGAGCGATCTCGATCAGCTTGGCGTCGACAGTGATGGTCATTGCTGACTCCAGATCGCAGGCATAAAAAAGCCCCGCACTGTGGCGAGGCTTGTTTGGAGCGGTAAAACCGCATACTGGAAAGCAATATACCCCAAAGCGTCCGGACGTCTCAAGCAAGATTTGCACCAAAACACACTACGCTGCAATTTTTTCGTCAAGCGCACCGTCAACCCATTGTTCTGCTGACTTCACCAGCGACTCCGCGCGGGTCTTTGAAATACCCATCAGACGCGCCAGCGTTGCGTAGCTGATGTCGCGCCCGTAGTAATAAATCAGAGCCTTGCCCATGTCCTCGTTACGGTGCCGCAGGCGTGCGGCTATCCCATCAATCAGCATACAGAGATCATCACTGATGCAGGCCACCGGCGCCGATGAGTGCTGCTCGATGTTGTCGCGAATCAGCGCGAAGTGAGGCGACACGTAGCGTGGGATGCCCGATCCGTAGCGCAGCCAGATACCCCATTGGGTGAGCAGGTAGTGCGTGTCGAGTTGCTTCATGCTGCCACCTCCTTGAGCATCGAAGGATGTACGGTGTGACGCGCTACCTCGCCGTGCTCACGGTGCAGGACGATTGCCTTCATGTTCTGGCGCGATCTCCAGCCGCCGGCGGTGGCATAGCTGTCGTTCGGGGCCAGGGTGTTGAATGACTCGACGGTGCAGCCCGGGTATTCCTTTTTGCTTTCGTGGTGGATGTGGCCGGTCCACCAGTAGCGGTGCAGGGTTTCGCCCCAGTCCTTGGCGCGGTCGGTCGCCATGACGCCAGGCAGCTTGTCGGCCTTGCTGGTGTGCCCGTGGTGCATGCCGATGAGGTTCTTACCCCAGCGGTAGTAGCTGAAGACGCTCGGTGAAGTTTCGACGGTGACACGTGGCTCATTGGCGTACAGGTGAGCGAACAGACGGCTCAGCCAAACGGCGCCGGTTTCGTCATGGTTACCAATGACATGCACCACATGCACGAACTTGTGCTTGGTCAGGGCTGACTCCACGCACTGGCGCATGGCGAGGATGAGGATGTCTACCATCTTGGCGTAGCGACTGTCTGCGTCCAGGTGGTGGCCACTGCGCGGAGTGATGGCGGCCATGGAATCGTAGTGCGCAGCGTCCCCAAGGTTGACGATGATCGCCGTCTCGGTTGGTGGCGCTGATTCGACCAGTGAAGCCATGGCGGCGCAGTGCACGCGCTCGGCGATGCTCAGGTCCCAGTCCTCTCCACACTCGGCAGCCCAGATGTACTCCCCGAAGTGTGGATCGCCGATGGGGTAGGCAGTCATCAAGTCAGACAGGTAGTTACCGGCGAATGGCCGAGCCGGCACATGCGGCAGATCTTTAACCGCTGCCTCGCATGAGGCCTCAATGAGGGCCTGTAATGCTTCTGTGTCAGTATTCGTCTTCACCCAGGAAAGTAATGGTTCAGCCTCGCCGCGCCGCATGAGCTGCGACGTTCCCCTGATCTTCAGGAACGCTGGCAGCTTCGACTCGATATGCATCTCTGGGATGTGACCACGCAGAGCCAGTTTCGCCTTGCGACGCTCAATGCTGCGCACGTTCATCTCGAAGTGCCTTGCAGTCTCCGCCACGCTCATGGTGGTCAGCGCCTCGATGATCTGCTCGTCCGTGACTTTGCGTTCGGCCATTACTGAGCTCCCGAGAGTGCTTCAGCCTTCAGGGCGGCATAGGCCACACAATCTTCAGCGGAGTCGGCGTGGTAGGCCGGGTTCTGCCATTGGCGCACGTCCTTCAGGATCTGGAGCAGAAGCCAGCCTTCAGCCTCGGACAGCGCCTGACCAGTGATTGTGTTGAATGCAGACACAGCCGCCCCCATGCTGCGCTCGCCTTCCGGCTTGTCGTACTGCTCACCACGCTCCAACATGAGCGTTTGGGCCTTTCCGAGAAAATCGTGCGCTTTCATGCTGCTTTCCCCTGTGTTGATTCAAAATGGTCGATGCATGCCGCCTTGGCCTTGGCCAGATCCTTCCCCGAGTGCAGGATTTTCCCGGCAGGCGCCCGAGCCACGTAGGCCGAGCCGTCTTGCATTGCGTACTTGCTCAGCAGGTAACCCTCTTCGCTGGACATGCAGTGCTTGCTGATGGCTTTCCAATTCATGGCCGAATCCCCCGCGCGATCCGATCCCGACGTATCAAGTGACGAATCCCCTCCAGCAGACCAACGCCGAGCAACAACATGAAGCCTGAATAGAGATGGATGATCATGCTGCGGCCCTCTTGAGTTCACGGGTTTTGGCGCGGTATTCGGCGGTGATGGCTTTCAGGTCTTCGATGGTGTACTTGCGAACCGTCTGGTCGCGCTCCAGCGCCTCGACTTCGGCCAGCCCGATACGCCTGATGAGGCCAATGCGGTAGTCAGTGGCGTTGCCAGACAGATAGCGGTTGTCCTGCTTGCTTTGGGCGTGGCAGTTTCGCTCGTCGAAGCGCAAGTGCGGCGCGGCACCGACTGACCTGTAGTGCCCAGCATCGACCGCGTTGCCGGCCCAATCCAACGGCCGACCGCTGGAGATGCACGCATGTCCGGCAAGCTGGTCACGAACGCGAATGAACTCGTTGAACGATTTTTGCGCGTCACGCATGTAGTCGGCGCGACTTTTCAGGGCCTCTTTGCGCGTCTTGATCTCGGCGCGCTCAAGCTGAGCCAGCGACTTGCGCGCCTTGTCAGCGTTCAAGTCCTTGGACGCCAGTCCGCAGGCTGGGCTGCAGACCTTCTGACCGAGGCGCTGCGGTACGAATGAGGCCCTGCACTCTTCGTTGATGCAGGTCTTGGGGCGGGGTTGTTTGGCTGAAAGACTCATGCGCGCGCCTCCCAGTCCCAATGGAGCTTGGGATTCAGTGGCGGGATGCATTCCAGTGTCGCGAGATTCACCAGCGTGAAGTGGCCGTCCATCCAGCCAGCGGTGTCGATGTGGTAGACGTTGCCGAGAACTGCGGGCTGGCGCAGAGGCGTATGACCGACGATAACGGCCCGGACACCATTCACGCCGCTATGGTCTTCATCGGTGATGCGCTTGCGTGACCACTGAAGCATCGCGGCGGTGTGATCAGCCTCCGCAGCTGGGCCGGCAAGAGCTTTCAGCATCTCGTCCCAGCTACCGCGAGGCACATCGGCGTGAACGATCCCAATGAGGCCCTGCGCCGTCTCGACCTCGATCGCCAGAGGCAAGTCCTCAAGGATGCTTGCGTAGCAGTCCTGTTCTACGCTGGAAAGTCCGTAGAACCACGCGCCCCCGTTGATGAAGTGCATACCGCACTGGTCGCTGGTACGGCCGGCAGTGTGCGAATCGACGGTCATCTGCTCATGGTTGCCGCGCACGGCGTGGAACCAAGGCTTGCGCAGGATCCATTCATCGACATCCAGCGACTCAGGTCCGCGGTCAACCAGATCGCCGACGCTGAACAGGCGGTCAGCGGCCGGATCGAAGCCGGCCGCGTCCAGCGCAGATTGCAGGCGTGTGAAGTGCCCGTGGATATCACCAACCGCAAAATCCCGGCCGACCGTGTTCATGGCGAAGCGCTTAACTTGGCTCATGCCGCCTCTCCCATGTTGCAACGCATTTTCATGTACTCGCTGTCTTCTGGGTGCGGCAGGTAGATCCCGTGCTCGGATGCCCAGACGTCGACGCAGGTCATGAAGGCGTGCATATCTCCCTTCGCAAGGTCACTGGTGTGGCGCAGTTCGTAACGCTCTGTTACCTCGCCGGTTTTCAGATTTATGTCGCGCACAACCTCCTCGCCAAGGAAGGTCAGCTTCAGATTTCTCTTCATGTTTTCCATGTTCATCGCGGCGCCGGTGGCAAAGGTGGTCTTGCCCATCGACACGAAGAATTGAGCAGCGCACTCGCACCACTTGTGGAACAAGGCATTCTGCGGAAGGCTCCGGCCTGCACCGGTAATCGCTACGTTGCAGGGGAAGCCCTTCTTACGGATGGCAGCCTGGAGCAGCGACAGCTCGTCGATTGAGTTGAGGCGAAGTTTGTCAGCCACGGCGAACACCTCCGCGAACCAGCGATTCCCGCTCAGCACAACCCACGCACAGCTGTACCCCCGGAATAGCCAGACGACGACCTTCCGGAATCTCTTCGCCGCACTCGCACTCAGTGGCGCTGATGCCGGTGTATACGGTGCGCGTGGCGATGCGATGAGCGATGTCCGCCTCAATGCGGTCTTGGGCGATATCGATTTCATCGGCCATTGGAAACCTCCTGATCCTTGTTCTTGCCGAACTTCGCGAGCAGCAGCGCACGAGCAGACTTGCCGTCGGCCGGGATGCCTTGCTGAAGGATTCGTGCTTGGGTTTGCTGGTCGGCCAGCTCATTGGCCAGTTCAAACGCGGTCTTCTGGCTGTCGTGTCCGATTCCAGTCAGGATCTTGCCATCGAGGGGCTGACCAGCCTGGGCGCGGCGCAAAACGATCTCGTAATTGCGGTCAAATCGCTCATTCAGCCCTTTGTCGCTCTGTTTGGCTGCGCGCAGGTCGAAGATTCCGGTGGACTGAGCTGCAAGACGCACTGCCTCATGGCTATACACCCCCATCAAGGCCTCGACCCACGCAGCTGCGGCAGTAGGCATGCCGAAACGCTCAGGTCCTGGTGTGCACCAGCCAATGAACTGCCCAATGCTTGGCGCGAAGGGCGATCCACTACGACGGCACTCCTCGATCCCGTAGCGAACCTGATCAAGGTCGTTTATGCCTGCGTCGATGAAACCCTTCGTCCAGCTGCGCTGGGCCGATTCAAGAGCCTTTTTATCGGGCCATGCCTGTTTCCATGCCGGGAAAATCGCCTGCAGCTGGCGGAAGATCTTTTCGACAATGGTGCCGGTCTGGTCGTCAACGACTCCAAGCGGCAGAGCGACTGGCATTTGTGGGTTGTTGGTGCGCAGCGCACGTGCCGCGCCCGGTACGACCTGATTGACCGGCTTCATAGGTCATCGCTCGTATCGCGGCGCCAGTCAGTGGCGTAGAAATCAGGACCGCTCGACAAGCCGGACTGCCTGCTTTCCTCGGCCAGGCGTTTGGCTACCCACTCCATGCGGAACCCCTGCCAGCCTTGCAGAACAGCCTGTTTCATAGCGATGTCGGCAGAGATCCCGGCTTCAACGCAGCGGTCAAGTTCGGCATTGAGCGAGTCCCACACGGTCTGGCTCATAGCTGCGCGTTTGCCCTTGCGGACTTTTAGCCAGTCAACGATCAGCTGCTCAGTGAGCAAGTGTGGGTTGTTGGCGAGCATTTGCGTTTTGCCGAAATCAGTGGCGCTTTCCGCTTTCGGCTTGCGAGGTGCACGACTCGGCTTTACAGGGGGGGGATTAATCTCTTCCGAAGGAAGAGTTAATAGGGGTTCTTTCTTTGTATAAAGAAGGCAAGTTGCCGTTTTGGTCTCACTCACGTCATTTCTCAGTGAGACGATTTGTGCTGAGTGAGACGATTTGGTCTCAGTGAGACACTCTTGCTTTTCCTCGTAGAAAGACCACTCCGACACCGGTGCAATACCGATATCGCCGCGGCTTCCGCCCACCCGGTAAATGATCCGGCGCTCAAGCAGATGGCTGATCGACTTGGAGGTAACGTCGCGGCGCATGTTGGTAAGTTTGCCGATCTCGTCGGCGGTGAGACGTTTGGTGTCCAGTTGGAAGCCTATGGTCTGACGGGCAATGGCCATCAGAACACGCAGGTCACGCGCAGGCAGGTCAACCGCAGCCAAAGACTCCATCAGAGCATTGTCCATCCGGGTGAACCCCCTGGACTTGTCAAAGTGAACGATGTTTGTCATAGTTGGCTCCAGAACGTTATGCAGTACGCAATGCAAGAAACCGGGATTGCGCCCCGGTTTTTTTTCGCCTGCGATTCGGTGATTCTGTTCATCGAGTCCTCAATAGTCCCTCGGGGACTTATCAGCCCTTACGCCCCAGTGACGCGACATTGCTCCGACTTTTTGGAGGTCGTGTCATGCGGTCCAGCGCTTTGTTGATGATTCTTGCCGCGAGCTCTTCGGGTGGAATGCCTTCTTGCCTGGCCAATAGCTCCAGTTCTGCAATTCCTCTCCCGTCAAGCTGGATTTCCAGCTCTTTTGTTTCGGGCACAGGTCCTCCTTAGGCACTTCAGGCCACATCATTCTTCGCGGTAAGCTCTTCCATCATCTGAGTCAGTCCGCGCTCGAGGATCTCGCGTGCCAGCACAGCTTTCTGGGTACGCTGATATCTGGCCATTGCGGTCAGGAGGTCGTCCGCAGCGTCGTCCAGGCGGACCTTTGTCGGCTTGTCATGTAGATGGGTCGGGTCTGTGTACATAGGTTGGTTCCTTGCGTGGTTGGAAAGTTATTCAGGCTGCGGATCTTTTGGCGGCAGGCGCTTGCGAGGGAAAGGGACGCACTTCTTCGGCGGTATAACTGCCGTCAGGGTGCTGAGTGACGTAGATGTCGCGGCCTACTCGGATGGCTTTGCTGAGGCCGCCCTGAGTCATGTCGAGCAGACGAGCTGCTTCGGCCTGGCCCTTCTCCTGTGCGAACTGCGTGATGTGGATACGGGTCATGGCTGACTCCATGGTTGTTCATGCCCTGAATATTACCTATGGCATTTGCCAAAGTAAATACCTACGGCATTTGTAGTAATATTACTGGAAGGAATAAAATTTCAGGATGAGCAAAAAACCACTACCGCCAGACAAGAAAGAGGAAAGCCTTCGCCTGAAGGCTCTCTTTAACTCCCGAAAAGCCGACTTGGGCCTGACCCAGGAAAAGTTGGCGCACGCGCTGGAAATCAATCAGAGCTCAGTCAGTCATTACCTGAATGGGGTTAACCCGCTCAATGCACCTGTGGCTTCGGCCTTTGCCAGAATCCTTGGCATTGATGTGGCGGACTTCAGTGAACGCTTGTCTGATGAAATCGCCAGAATGACGACAGGCGTCACACCTATTCGTCGAGATTTGTCGAACGCCCAGTTCCTCGACTCTATTGAGGTGTGGGACGATGAGACTCCGCTCGATGATGACGAGGTCTATGTGCCGTTTCTCAAGGAAGTTGAGTTGTCCGCTGGAAGTGGCCGGACCGCAGTCCAGGAGTCATCGAATCGGAAGCTTCGATTTGGTCGTATCAGCCTTCGAAATAAAGGCGTCGACCCTTACAGCGCGAAGTGTGTAACCGTAGCTGGAAACAGCATGGAGCCCGTGCTGCGCAATGGTTCTACCGTCGCGGTTGACACAAGCAATACACGCGTTGTTGATGGCGATATGTATGCCATTGATCACGCCGGGCAGCTTCGGGTTAAGCAGCTCTACCGCCTTCCTGGTGGTGGCTTGCGGCTTCGCAGCTTCAACCGCGACGAGCACCCGGACGAGGAATACACCGCACAACAAATTCAGGATCAGGGTCTGGCCGTTCTCGGGCGAGTGTTCTGGTCTGGCGGGTTTCATTGAGACTGAAACGACCATAAGGAGTTGGGCATGGGCAAAGATCTAGGGTGGTTAATTATCGTTCTGATCATCGGTTTCGGAATCGGCAGGTCAACCGCGCCCGACCCTAATGCGGTGCCAACCTTCGGCAAAACAGGCCTCCCAAAAAATTGCAGAGCGGTGATCCAGGCCAATCTGGATGCATGGTCAGCCAAACAATATTCCGCTGACGATATTTTCCTATCCATCGAACGGAACTGTGGACAGAACGGATACGCCTGGGACTACAAATAGCTTTCACCGTCGGAAATGAGCCCGCCTAAGCGCGGGTTTTTTATTGCTCATGAAAAATATTATTGCCATTGGTATTGACGACCAATAATGCCAGTGGTAATTTTCTCTCAACGCCAACAAACAAGAAGGCGCCAGGGCCTGAAAAGGTTCGCCACAACAAGGCAGCGATGAACCGGCCTCAACGGTTCAGAGGGTTGGCAACTGACCCGGGTGTGCAGCGTAAAGCACCGAAAGCAGTTTTCTGGCGGACAGGGTCGCGGCTGGAAGAACCAATTGAGATTCAAGCCGGTGACTGCCGCCAGTAGCGGGTCACGGAGAAAAGATTCCACTGGCTGGCCTTGGGGACAGGGCCAGACGGGAAATCAAAGGAGTAAATCCATGCGAACAGTAAAAGTTAGATTCAAAGTCGATACCCTAGATGGTCGTGAAATTTGCGATGCCATTGATAAAGCTCGGGGTAGTGATCTCTTGCAGGCAGCGCTACGGAATCACTTACAAGCTGCGATGCGCGCCGGCCTTCGTCAGTTGATCAAGTAAACCCCACCCGATCCTCTCTGTGAGAGCGCATCGGAGTGGACGTTGTGACAATGCCAGCGCCGTGATTGCAAAGCGGAATGCTTCAGCGTCCACCCTCATGCAGATTCAAACCGTCAAGGATTGCTTGACGGTTCAACTCAACGCGGAGGATTTGCAGCCATGTAACAGACAGCCACGATCCGACGCCCCATGCGTCCGCTCGTTATGTAGGGAAGGTAAAGCCTCGGTTCTCCGGGGCTTTTTATTGGGCGATTGGAGGTGATCGAAATGTGTGATTGCAGAAGCAAGAACGAAGAGCGGCTGACCGAGCACTTCGCCAAACAGCTTCCTGAAGGCGCGACCGGCCTGAAGGTAACTCTCGGCGGCTACGCAATGATCTTCAGCGGCCCGGTGAGCATGAAGAACTATTCCGAGGTGACGGCGACGTACAGCTCGCCAACCAAAGGCTCCGCCAAGAAGCCAAGCCGGATGCGCGAGCAGAAAGAGACGGTGAGCCTTCTCGGCAACTTCTGCATGTTCTGCGGCGTTGAATACCCGAAGGACGAACCGAAGGCGGTGCAGCCATGAAACGCACAACCCCATCACCCCGCAAGCCCCGCCCTGACGTCCACGACTGCGCCAAAGGCCGTATGCACGACCCCGCTGCGAAGAAGGTCGTCGTCACTATGCCGGGCGGATATATCGCCTAACACGCCACTCAGGAGGCGAACATGAACGCAAGACTGAATATCTGTCAGGCCGCGTACGACGCGAAGCTGCCGCCTCCAGTGAGCAATACCACGCAAGAGGTTGCGCGGGCCGAGTGGTTGTACAACGCCGCCGAGCAACTGGTGCTGGGCTGTGACGTCGTGATCCGCACTCGCCGCCAGACGAAGGTGATCAGCTCCGCGGAATTCCTCGACAAGGTTCAGGCACAACTGAATCAGCGCCAGATCGACGGTGAGGACGACGAAGACAACTTTGCGCAGTTGGTCATCGCCGCAATCAACGGCGGCAACGTGAAGACCTTCGCGGAGAAGCTGCTGGGCCAGCAAGACCCTCAGGACATCGCAGTGGATCTGGTGTCGCCGTGGTTCGACCTTGCCATGGAGCAGGCCGCAGAGGACGACGACTCATGAGCCCTCATATCCTGCTCGACGAAGACCTCGACGAACTGGCGCAACCATCCTGCCCTCCCCTGTACGAAGTCCTGGTGCTGAAAAACATCACCGCCTTCATGGAAGCCAGCACGATCACCATCGCTGAGTTCCACCACTACTGCAAACGGCTGGAAAGCGCACTGGCGCAGCGGCCAAGGAGTGCAGCATGACCATCATCGCCATCAACCACAAAGCAATGAACGAAGCCTTGAGAAACCAAGGCTTTTTTCTGGTCACCGATCTACCACGGCGCATTTCTATTCAGACCCGCCGCGGAATGCTGGTAGCGAGGATCTCATGAATTCCTGTCCAAAATGCACGAGCGCAGACCTGCTCGTAACCTTTACACCGAAGGGTCTGATTATTGATTACGCCGGTCGCCGGGAAATCGAGGACGCATTCGTAACGTCGAACCAATATGAATTTTACTGGCAGCACAAGTCCGCGAAAGATCATCTGCGGAAGCACTGCCGAAGCTGCCAATACCAGTGGCGTGAAAATACTGCTGATGAGGTGGCGCCATGAAACGCCTCGCCACCCGCGTCTACACCTTCCAGGAACTGATGAACCGCATCGACATGGAATACTGGCTCGTCCATCACCACGGACGCGGGCAGTACACCTTCGTGCCGATCCAGTACAAGGGGAAATGAGATGAAGCCACTCTTCTGGATTCTCGCCTTCGGCCTGACCGTGGTCATGCTTCAGTACAGCCTGTTCAAGGAGAACGGCGAGCCTCGATCAATTCCTGTGATGGTGGTGCGATGAATATCTCTATCGTGCAAATCATCATCGAAGTCGACGGCCAGCTCTGTAACGCAAAGGTACCAAAGGGCATGGAGCACATGATCCTGAGCATCTTGCAGGCCAACGAAGACGGCAAGATCGCAGCCGTGAAGCTGCCACCATCGTGGAAGAAGATCAGCTTGGCCGAGGCGGTAGCGGATGAGCATCCAATCCGCGACAACGCCGCATTCATGGAAGGCGACTGGGGTTCAGATCCTCGAGGCCGGTTGGTAGAACAATGACCGCCTTCCAAAAGGCCCGCAGAATCGTCATCTGGCGCGGATCCGCAGTCGTCCTCCTCAGCACTACCTTCGTCATGCTGGCCAGCGCCTACGTCAGCACCATCACCCAATAACTCGAACTCATACGCCGCCTGCATGGCGGGGAGAACCGTCATGTCCGCACAAAATCAAGGCGTTGTACCACTGAAACCCAAAAGCCTGGCGTTACGCATGGCCGACCGCTTCGGCGTAGACCCGGGCGAAATGCTGGCAACCCTCAAGGCCACCGCGTTCAAGGGCAACGTGACCGATGCGCAGATGCAGGCGCTGATGATCGTGGCCGACCAGTACGGTCTGAACCCGTGGACGAAGGAGATCTACGCCTTCCCAGACAAGGGCGGCATCGTTCCAGTCGTCGGTGTTGACGGTTGGGCGCGGATCATCAACGAGAACCCGGCCTTCGACGGTATGGAGTTCGCCATGGACAAGGACGGCACCGAGTGCACCTGCAAGATTTACCGTAAGGACCGTGGCCACGCGATCAGCGCAACCGAGTACATGGCCGAGTGCAAGCGCGGCACGCAGCCGTGGCAGTCGCACCCGCGCCGCATGCTTCGCCACAAGGCCATGATCCAGTGCGCTCGACTGGCATTCGGATTCGCTGGCATCTACGACCAAGACGAGGCAGAGCGGATCGTCACCAATGACGTCTTGGCGCCCTCTGCTGACGCTGGGCCAGCTATCGAAACCATCCGTAACGCTCAGTCGATGGAAGAGCTGCAAGCGGCCTTCACGGCGGCGTGGAAGGATCTTCCTACCGAGCGAGCAGCACTCACCAAGGCCAAGGACGACCGCAAGAAAGAATTGTCCGAGCCGGTCGACGCTCAGTTTGAGGAGGTGCCAGATGGACAAGCTTGAGCGGACCAGGCTGATGTATGTCTGGAGCGACATGAAAAGGCGGTGCCATCGCGAGAAACACCATGCCTACCACAACTATGGTGGCCGAGGCATTACAGTCTGCGATCGCTGGCGCAATTCGTTTTCTGATTTTCTTGCCGATATGGGGCCGCGGCCGGATCGGAGCATGACTCTTGAAAGGAAGAATAACGACGCTGGCTACTCTCCAGAAAACTGCATATGGGCTACGCGCTTGGCGCAAAGCCTGAATAAGCGGGATTACGCAAATAACACATCAGGCAATAGAAACATCGCTCAAGAAACCAGGGTGATTCGCGGCTACAACTACACCTGCTGGCGCGTGCGAATTAGAAGGGCTGGGTTAATTGTTGCAAGCCGCCGGTTCAAATCTATTGATGACGCTATCCAGTACCGCAATATGGCTGAGAAGGAATATCAAAATGGCGGAGCATAAATTTGTCCAAGGCGGCCCTGAGTGGCACCAGTTCAGACTTGGAAAAGTTAGTGGCAGCCGAGTAAAAAATGTCATGGCTAGCGGCCGCGGGAGCGCTCCATCTGCTACCAGAAAAACGTACATGATGGAGCTGCTGTGCGAGCGGCTTACTGGAAACTCATCAGGTGTAGACCTCTCAAGAAACTTGGCAGTCCAACGCGGTGTCGAGCTCGAGCCACTTGCTCGCGCTGCTTACGAGATTGATACAGGCCTGATGGTTATGGAAACCGGTTGTTTCTCGCATTCGACGATCGACAGCTTCATCGCGTCGCCTGATGGACTTGTTGGCGACACGGGTTTGATTGAGTGCAAATGTCCTAATACCGCGACCCACATCGCCGTGATTCAGTCCGGCCGGCACGACAGCCAATATGAGTGGCAGATGTTGGCCCAGATGGCCTGCACCGGCCGAGCGTGGGTCGATTTCGTCAGCTTCGATGACCGCATGCCAGAAGAACTGCAGTACGCCTGCTTCCGCTTTGAGCGTGACGACAAGCGCATCGCTGAGATGGAAGCCGAGATCACGGCCTTCCTGGAAGAGCTGGCCGAACTTGAGAAAGAAATGCGCGGCCGTATGAGAGGTGCAGCATGAACGCCTACATCAGCAACGATCTGAACATGGTCAAGGAGCTAGACCCGCAACGCCATGAGCTGGCCTTGAAGATGGAAGAGTTTTTGAGTCACGGAGGGACTATTGAGGTCTTGCGGGGGCCAACCTTTGTGCCACCACCGACGAGAAATGAGCCGCCACGGCGCAAGAGATCGCCGATCAAGGCAAAGGTTGTGAATGAGCCTGTGCCGCGCAAAGTCGACAAGCTGACCCAGCGCGAACTTGAGCGCGAGGAACGTGCCGTAGCCCGAGCCAGAGAACGAGTTGCGCTGGTAGACAGAATCCGCAAGTTGGCTGAAACGATGACATATGCCCAGGCAGTTGAATCCACCGGCATATGCTTGCGCAGCCTTCAAAAGATCGCAGTCGATGCAGGATTCAGGTTCCAGCCGGCCGTCCATTACAACAGCCAAAACCTGAAGCGTTATGTGCCGGATGACGCCAAAGATTCCAAGGACGCCGAAAGAATAAAGGCGTTCATGGAGATCGGTCTTTCTCGCAACCAGGCCATGGTCAAGCTCGGCGTATCGTTCAAAACTTTCGCCAGACTCCTGGATAAATTCAGCATCGACTATCCCAAGCGCAAAGCAGAGCCTCATCCGGCCTTCTTCCCAAAAAACAAGGAAGCATCTCAATGAAAGCCGAAATGATCACTCTTAAACATGGCGAAACCACGATCAAGATGCCCGCTTCATCACTGGCCAAGCTGGCAATGGCCAGTGTGTTTGCCCAGGTGCTTCCCCCCGCCGCCAACGTCCAACCGGTAGGGCCTACGGATATACCCGAACTCGGCGCTGAATGGCCTGGGCAAGGGGGTTTCAACGGCGGGCTGGTAGCGGCGCGCGGCGCTGTCCCAGCGCACTACCTGATCATCGCCAAGGAAGACGTCGGTGATCACAAATGGGGCGGACGCGATAAGGTGTCAGCAGCCGTCAGCAAAACTGACGGGGTGGCGAACACTGAAGCCCTGAAGCCCGAAGGCGATCACCCTGCGGCCAAGGCTGCATCGGCGTATTCCGCCGATGGCCACGCTGATTTCTACCTGCCTGCCTGCGCCGAGCTGTACCACTGCTGGGTGAACGTTCCCGAACTGTTCGCCAAAGACACCTGGTACTGGTCCTCAACGCAGCGCTCCGCCAACCTCGCATTCCTCATGCTCTTCGATGCTGGCTATCAGCTCAACCTCGTCAAGGACAGCGATCTCCGCGTCCGCCCCGTCCGCAGATTCTTTATTTAATCCTTCATTCATTCGTTGTTGATCTGGCACCGGGCGCATCAGCGCCTTTTTTGTTGCCTTCGAAAAGAGGAAAGACCATGACCGCAGTTCAGAAAGAAGCGCCAGCAGTGACCATTCCCGAGATCGGCCAGCCATTCGGCGGCGGCTTCTTCTCCGGCATCACCCGCGATCCTGACACCGGCAAGCGCTACCTGAATATCACCGCCGGCGCCGCGCATGAGCTGGCCGGTGCCTGGGGCGAGTACGGCGATAAGATCGAAGGCGCCGACAGCTTCACCAACAGTCGCGGCAATACTGAGGCGATGGCGGTAGCAGGCAGCGAACTGGCGCAGAAGGTGCTGGCCTTGGACATCGGCGGATTCACCGACTGGGCAATCCCGGCGCGTGATGTGCAGGAGCTGCAGTACCGTCACTTCAAGCCGACTACCGAAACGAACTGGGCAGGGCGGCGCGACGGCGACAACCCCAACAGCGAGCCGGTCGGCTTGCTGTACAGCGAAGAGTCGCCGACCCAGACCACGCTGGCTGCCTTCCAAGAAGGTGGCGCAGAGGCCTTCCGCGATACCTGGTACTGGTCGAGTTCGCAGCGCTCCGCCCACTACGCATTCGGCTTGACCTTCGATGATGGCGGTCAGTACGTCACCGTCAAGAGCTACGAGCTCCGCGTCCGCCCCGTCCGCAGCACGCTTATTGATTAATTCATTTATTCAATCCGGCCGCTTGCGGCCGGTTGCTCTTGGAGAGCAAGCCGATGTCAATGCACACGGATTTGAGTATCTACAAAAGTTCGCTCGGCCTGCTACAGATGGCCACGAATCTCACCCGCAACATACCCCGAGATCTCAAGCAGTCTCTCGGGAAGCGCGTTATTGATGAGTGCATCGACGTGCTGATGTTGATTGCCCGGGCTAACTCGACCCGGGACAAGCAGCCACACCTGACTTTGCTTGTCGAGAAGGTCCAGGTAATCGAGTTCCTGATGCGGCTTTTCAAAGAGAGTCGATTTATCAGTGTCGGGCAGCACGCCACCGCGATAGAGATAACCAGTTCTATCGGCAAACAGGCGAATGCCTGGAAGCGCAACACCCCAGCCGCGCCCGCCATCTGAGAGTTACGGCTTTCAGGTCTGTGCGAATTGAATCTGGTCGTGCCGCTGGCCCCTGGGTCACCGCCATGCGCATCAGAGATACCGACGGTCTAAAACGTCCGTATAGGTCTCGCGCAGTTTCCTCGCTGATCGGTTATGCCTTCGGCTTGGCGACATAGATAGCACGATAGGTCGCAGCGCTCCGCCAACAACGCATTCAACATGAACTTCGATGATGGCAATCAGAACAACAACGACAAGAACAACGAGCTCCGCGTCCGCCCCGTCCGCAGATTCGACTGTTGGTCCCTACCCGTTCAGCGAACTGGTTCAGGCCTATTACGACTGCCGGCGCACGAAGCGCAACAGCGCCAGTGCATTGGCCTTCGAGTTGGACCTGGAACGCAACCTGATCGGCCTACACGACGACCTGCTCGCCGGCACTTACCGGCCAGGCCGCTCGATATGCTTCGTGGTCACCCGGCCGAAAGCCCGCGAGGTTTGGGCGGCAGCCTTCCGGGACCGCGTCGTCCACCACCTACTGTACAACCGCGTGGCACCTCGCTTCTACGCCAGCTTCATAGTGGACAGTTGCGCCTGCATTCCCGGGCGCGGCACGTTGTACGCCGCCACCCGGCTTGAGGCGAAGATCCGCAGCGCCAGCCAGAACTGGTCGAGGCCCTGCTGGTATCTAAAGCTTGACCTGGCCAACTTCTTCGTCGCGATCGACAAGCAGGTGCTTCGCCGGCAGTTGGCCGCCAAGATCACCGAACCCTGGTGGCTGGCACTCGCCGAGCAGATCCTGATGCACGACCCGCGCGAAGACTACGAGGTACGCAGCCCGGCCCATCTGTTCAACCGGGTACCGCAGCACAAGCGCCTCACCGCGCAACCGGCGCATCTCGGACTGCCGATCGGCAACCTGTCTTCACAGTTCTTCGCGAACGTCTACCTCGACGCGCTGGACCAGTTCGCAAAGCACAAGCTCGGCGCCAAGCATTACGTCCGCTACGTCGATGACTTCGTGTTCCTGCATGAATCACCGCAACAGCTGAATGCCTGGAAGGTCGAGGTCGAAGCATTCCTGCCCAGCCTAGGTGCCAAGCTGAACCCGACGAAGACCATTCTGCAGCCGGTCGACCGCGGCGTCGACTTCGTTGGCCACGTCATCAAGCCTTGGCGGCGAACCACCCGCAAGCGTTCGCTGGCCCAGGCGCTGAAACGGACCGCAGCGGCACCGGCCGAAGACCTTAGGGAAACGGCCAACAGCTACTTCGGCCTGCTCAGTCAGGCCAGCCACAGCGAGAGAGATCGCGAGAAGCTGGCCAATGTCGTGCTGAAGCGCGGGCATAGCGTCAATTCGGCGCTGAGCAAGACCTATAAGAAGGTGGACGCATTTCAGCCCCGTAGGCCAGATCACGCCAGCGCGCCAAATCGGAAATAAGGACGAGCCCAGCGAGGGCCTGCTCTTCAAGCTGATCATCGGAAAGACTTAGCAACCGTACTACCTCTTCCCCGATCAACCTGATCGCCATTACATCGGTTTTCGCATTCATCGCCGCCACCGTCAGGATTGTGCCTGCCTCAGATCATCCGCCCACTTTATGAATCACGCCACCGGGAGGCCCTATGCCATCCACAGGAAAGCTCGCCGCGGGCTACATGGAGCTCCATTTCTCTTGCGAGATCTGCAAGCGACCTCGCAGCAAAGGCAACCACGACAAATGCAGCAAGGCCCGCCAACGGGAACACGCACAGAGGAATGAGCCATGACAGCCAAGTTATCGCCTGACTCGATCGGGCTGATTTTCACAATGCACGCGGCGGGACACTCAGTAGATCAAATCATGGACGCTGCCGGATGCTCCTACGCCTCCGTCGTGCGCTACCTGAACAACGCCGGGATTGTGCTGGGCAACAAAGGTCGGCGCCGTGAGTGCACCGACGAGTACCTGAACATGGCGCTGGATATGCGCGCCCAGGGTACGAAGTGGGACGACATCGAGGCGCATATCGGCTTCTGTCGGCAGACCTTCCAAACGTGGATTAGGGCTACGAGGGCTCAATCATGCTGACGAACTTCATCACTGGATGGGCGCTGCTGTCGGTGTTGGCAGTCATTGCCGCGTGCTGCCTGTTTCATAACGGGCTATCGGATAGCTGAGGGCGCCCCATAAACGGCAAGGAGTTTTGGAAATGAGTGATAAATGGTCCGAATACAGAAAACAGTTCTGCGGCTGCAAAGATGCAAGCCGCCTGAATTCCTGCAAGGCTCTGGCTAACTGCTCTCTGCGCGCCGGACATCCTGAACGAAAAGCACCAAAGGCCGGAACAGCCCAATCCGAACTGGCTGCGTTGCGGGAAGAGCTGGCCACCGCTAATCGTGCAGGCCCTCCGCATTTTTGCGGGCTGCCAATGTCGCTGAATCCGCATCCTGAAGCGGGCGTGCCCGGCAGATTCCTTGAAGTCGGAACAGTTAGCGAGTGCATCCCATGTTTGGTTGCGAGCCGACATGGCTGGGCAAAGACTGCGAGCGATCTGCAACAGCGCCTGACAGCCGCCGAGCAGCGGAATGCGGAGCTTGGGAGAGTGGGTGGTATTGCTGCGGCATACCTACAAAATGACCATCCCGCACTGGCGAGCATGCTGCGCAATGCAATCAAACCCACCGAATCGGGAGCAAGCGAATGAGCAACTGGATCAGCTGCAAAGATCGATTGCCGGCAGCGACTGGAGTTTATCCGGCCTGCTCGATGCATCCCGAGCGGACCTACGAGGCAGAGAGCTGGATTGAAATGCTTTACGAGTTCAATGCCGACGCCAAGAAAGGCGAAACTCCGTGGCAGCACGGGTCCGGCTTTTACGATGGCGCCATCACTCACTGGCTGGATCTTCCGGGGCCTCCGAAATGAACAACGATAAAACCGTAACCATGTCGTGGGAGCTGGTCGAAGACATGATAGATGCCTTCGAATACGAAGGGAGAAACGAGTGGGCTGAACCGCTGCGCACCCTTCTCGCCGCCCCAGTCATCGAGCGCCAGCCTATTGGATGGTTCACCGATGATCATCTGACAGACAAATCCGCAACGACTTACGACCGCGCTGTAGCTGATCGCTGGATAACCAAGGGCTGGCCGGTTTCGTCGCTCTACGCCGACCCGGTAGAAATGGACGCAGCCAAAGCCTTCGCCAAAGGGTTCAACACTCTGGAGCAGGCCGGTGGCAAGTACCGGATCAATATGCAGTTCGCCAATCACGACGACGCATGGGCCGCATACATGGCGCTCGGTAAGCTGACCGCCGGCCTCGACAAGGTCAAGGAGCTGAATCAATGATCGCCCTCGCCTGGTTCTACTTCATCTACGTCCGCTGATCCCTTCAGTTGTATCCCCCATAAAATCTTAACTCCACCGCGAAAATCTTAATTTTCGGCGCTTTCCCTCACTTTTAATTAACGAAACCCCATTCCCAAGCTTGCCGCCCCGTGCGGCCGGAGCATCCCTATGTCTCGCATTGAAGAAAGAGAAGGCTGGAATCTGGCTGATCAGTTGATCGCGGCCGGGCGCCAAGTAGACCAGCGATTCGGTGGCGTCGAGCGCGTCATCGCCAATATCGAAAAGACCGCCGCCATGAGGCCGGAAGGCTACCGGGCGGGCATCCAGAAACGTATCGAGGGGGAACGCCATGGCAACGTTTGACGTGCACGAACAGAACACAGACGGTCGCCCTGGAAAGCTGCTGGACGTCATCGACCGCGTCCCCGAGACCCGCAAGACAGGCAGCTTCGTCGAGTTCGACGGCGAAATGCACAAGGTCATGACTGGGATTCGCAACTTCATCATCGTCACTCAAGAGCGCTGGGCTCGGGTGTCGGCTGCTGCGTGGAGGAAAATATGACTGATATCAAACTATTGCCATGCCCGTTCTGTGGTGGCGATGCAGTCTTGAAGCAATATCGAGCTGATGGCCTAGAGATCAGATGCTCGGGGTGCCAATCCATGCGCCAGCAGCGCTGGATGTACAAGGGGCGCGATTGGCTTGAGGCGAAAATGATCGAAAAGTGGAATGAGCGCACCGGCTACACCGCCGTAGACATGACCACCGCTGCGGCGCAAGGGTTCAGGGATGGGGTGGCGAGCAAGTCAGAGCCATGCGATGGCTGCTTCATGGCTGATGCCGAGGCCTTGAGCCAAAATGCCGATCGGTATCAAGTCCTGCGAAATGGATATCTGGGTGGAGAGCTACGAATTTCAGTCCAATACGAGAACACACGGACCGGCATGAGGGTTCTCGTTAACGGCGAGCAACTGGATGCAATCGTTGATGGCGCCATGAGCAAGGAGGGTTGAGATGACCGATGAATCCGAGATTATTTACATGGATGGCTTGGGCAAGATGATCGGACGAACCGAGTCGGCAGTAAGGCAGGGGCTCAGCCGTGGCGTGGACTGGCTGCCAAAGAGTTTCAGGATGGGCAACAGGCATTGCTGGCTGAAAGAGGACGTGCGGGAGTTTTTGCGGGGGTGTCGGGATGGGAAAAACAAGGCGCCGAAGGTCGGACGGAAGCGGCTACCGCCGCCGACGTTGCACGGGGTTGCCTGATGCTACCCCAGCTTCTCGGCGAGATCGTTCGGGCACAGGTGAGTGTACCGTTTGAGCATTGCCAGAGTCTTGTGCCCGGTGATGCTCGCCACCTCCATCAGGGACAGGCCGCGCTCGAACAGGCGGCTGGTCGCTTCGTGGCGCATATCGTGAAGGCGTAGGTCTTTGATCTTCGCTGCCTCACAGGCCAGAGCGAAGTAATTGCTCACGCTGTCCAGCTTCAGATGGAAGTACCTGCCGCCGTCGATCGGCGTCGGCAATCCCTCCAAGAGCTCCACGGCCCGCGTTGATAGCGGTACGGACCTGCGCTCGCCGTTCTTCGTATCTTCAAGGAACGCAACTCTCCCCCTGATTTGATCCTTCCGCAGCATGACCAATTCGGATCGGCGCATCGCCGTCTCCACTGCCAGCTCGATGATTACGGGCAACTCTGCATTGACTTCGCCGGCATGTTTGTACAGCGTCTTCAGTTCGGCGGTGCTCGGGCGGCGTTCCCGCTGCTTACTGCCTTTTGGCATGCGGATGGCCGTGCAAGGGTTCTTCAGCCCCTGTATACCCCAGTCCTTTGACGCGACCGTATAAAGGTGACTGATTAGCGCCAGATTGAGCCTGACAGTTGCCGTGGATTTTCCTGCCTTGAGCTCAGAATCGCGGTAGGAAGCCATGTCGCTGGAGCGGATCGCGGCGAGCGACTTGCCGGCATATTCCGACTTCTGCCACTTCTTGGCGCGCACCTTCTCCTGCTGCTCTCCCTTCTTGGATTTGCTCACCTCGTTCAGGTACCGGGTCAGCGCTTCTTCGAGGGTGGTCTTTTCCGCCTCGCGCATATCGACAAATCGCGAGCGAGACATATCGCCCTCGATCTCGGCGGCCCATCGCTGGGCTTCTGCCTTGGTGTCAAAGGTAGATGAAAGTGTCGGGTGTCCTTTGCGACGGATCTGGACTCGCCAGGCGTCACCGCGTTTTTCGTAATAGGCCATTTGCGGATAGTAGCGCGTGTCTGGGGGAATGACACGGGGAGCGATTCCCCCATATTTCCCCCAAATACAAAAAAGCCCCGAGGCTGTTAAGCGCTCGGGGCCTTTAAATATGGCGGAGAGATAGGGATTCGAACCCTAGGTACCGGTGAAGGTACAACGGATTTCGAATCCGTCCCATTCGGCCACTCTGGCATCTCTCCAACGGCGCGCATCATAACAACACTTTTGCCGGAAGCGAACCCCCTGAGCGAAATATTTCTGTGCTATCAGATGCTTGCGTCGGTTAAAGCGGTA